ATGTGCACACGGATGTGCGACTCGTGGTCTTGGTACATGAACGCCTTGAGAGGCTCGCCCTTGAGGACTGCCATGTTCTCGGACACGGGGTCACGAGGCTTCTGGTCATCAGGCAGGGGCACCAACTCAGCGGCGTTTTTGATGCCCAGCACCTCCAACATTCCTCTGTGCAGTTTGGGCATGTCGTAGATGTCCGGTGCCATCTGGGCCATCTGGATCACGGCCTGATACTGGACCACACGCTGGCTCATGGTGGCCGCGTTGGGGTCGCTCACGGGAATGATCTCGACGTGGCTGTAGTCCGACTTCTTGGCCTTGCGAGGTGCATCGGTCGGCTCGTAGTCGTAGTCATCGTCCGTGTAGTCACGGATCAGACCTGCCAGCAGTTTCAACTCTTGCTTGAACGAGTAGTGCAGTCGGGCGGAGACCGCCGACATGACTTTGAGTTGACGCTCCAATAGAGCCAGCGTGGTGCCCACAGGGGCTTGGGCCGACATGTCCGAGACCTGCAAGTCTGCCGTGGCCGCAAAGCGTCGGCCCTCTTCCACGATCTTGTCCATCAACCCAGCCAGAACGCTGGAGGGTTCTTTGTATGGCAGGGGCAGGATGTTGTCGCGCAGAGCGCCAGAGCCGATGTCTACGTCTCTGAACTCTCCCGGGGCAATGGGAGTGTCATCACCTTTAATCCGAAGGCCACGCGATTTAAGACCTCCGGGGAGGTTAGATAAAGTTCCTGCGTCCACCAGTTGACGCATAATACTTGTGGCCGATTTGGCGTAGCCGCCGATGAGGTGGAACAGTCCGAAGCCGTAGGCTCCGAATCCGGGGATGTACTGGTAATGGACGAAGTGCTGTCGCTTGAGGTGAAGAGTGTCATCTTCCTTCCAGTTCCGCCGAATGGACAAGACATCGTTGGACCCTTTCAGTATCGTCATCACGTACGGCAGTGTGATGCCCAGAGGCTCCCCGTCGTCATCGGTCTCCGTGTACTCATCACTGCGGATGACCAAGTCTACATGGCTTTCGTACAGCGTGTAACGATCATCGTCGTTGGCGCTGAACCCCGTCTCTTTGTCCTTGGCTTCTTGGATGTCAGTCTTGGAGCGATCGGGGTCGGGCAGGGTGATGTCGCGGTAGAACCCAGCCTGCTGGAGTTTGATGATCTCGCTTTTTGTCTTGCGTAATACATGTGTTACGCGGTAACAGGTGTCCAAGTCCGTCGCCCCGTACGGCAGAATAATGTCTTCGGCGGGGATGAACATTGACACTTGCCGACCCAAGTTAGGATCAAAGTACACTTTTTTGAACGCTGACCCGGTGGCTGGCAGGCTCCAGAGCATGCGCTCGTGCTCAGGGCGAAACTCCTTCATGACCTCGGTCAACTCGTAGTTCATGTCGTCTTGAACCCGACTGGCCGCCTCTTCCTTGTCGGGAGTCTGCTTGCCCAAGATTTTGGTCTTGACCGGCCCTTGGGCGGGGAACGTCTCGGTGATGGACTCGGACTGGAACTTGACCACGGCTTCGGTGATCATGGGGTGGAACACGCCACACGCCCCGTCCCACGGCTCAGTGCGCTCCTCGTACTGGAGGCCCAACAGTTTCAAGCCCTGCACGTACGCCTTCTCCCACTCGGTGCGCGAACCCAAATCAGTCGTGATGTCTTCGGCCAACTCACCGGCCAGCGAGGCCAACTCGCCTGAGTCCATGTCTTCGGCCAAGTTGCGATCAAACCCCTCTTCGTCTTCGCCCGGGGTGATGGACAACTCCATGCCACCCATCTCGATGTTTACTTGTTCGGGATCAACAATCTCAATCTCGATCGGTTCCTCGCTTTGCGCGAGTTCCTCGATCCCTGTGGGAGCGGTGTAGAGTCCCTTGTCGATGTTCGTGGCCATTTGGTGTCCTTAATAGGTTTCGATGTTTTTCGCCAGCAGTTGCAGTTCTGCAACCGTCGCATTTGTTTTTATGCGATTTGCTTTGAACGAAATAATCTTACAGTTCGTTGGTGTGTACCCGCCAGCACTATCAACACGGTCGATTGAGGCGCTTGCCGGAACACTTGCTGTCGCCCCGTAGTCTAAGGCTATTTCCAGTAAAGGGCACGTTTTTGGCGCGTGGGCAACAAGCCACTCTTTGCTAATAGAAAACTCCAACCCGTTTTCTTTGGCACGTTTTCTGGCATTTCCAATAGCCATTGCGGCCCAACGTGCAACAGGGTTTTCTTTTTTCTCTTGTGCACGTGCACGTTTTTGTTGCGCCAGTCGTTCGACGTACGCAGGGCTACTGCGGTACCGCTGAAACTCTTTTGCAGAACACGCTTTACAGGCAGAACGAAACCCGTTGGGACGTCTGCTGTCTTTAGAAAAAAACGAAAAGTCAAACACCTGTTTGCAAACACGACACACCAACATAGCCACACCCTCCATGATGCTTGCAATGTAGTGCAAAAAAGTCATCGTGTCAATAATAGGCATGTGTCCGCCGTTTAAAAAATCGTGGCTCCTCCGGCTCATCGGTGTCTAACCGAATAAAACCACCTTGCCGAAAACGCATCAAGGCTTGGCTCAACGTGTCCACGAAGTCATCGTTCTCGCCGTTGGGGAAAGACGCCACTTCCTCGATCACCTCCCGCGCCCAGCGGGTGTCTGGTGCCCAGATCATGCCAGAGGCAAAAAGATCGGCCACCGCGTTCAATCTTACTATCTTGTCGTTGCCACGGCTAGGGTTTGTTTCCTGAACCGCGATGCCCATGTTGCGTAACTCTTGAATCAAAGGGGCACCCGCCGCCTTCTTTTCCACAATGAACGCATCAGGCGTCCACTCTTTGTAGTGCTTCAAGGCCACGGCCTTGAGTTCAGGAAACGCCATCCTGTCCTTGAACGCATCGAGCAAGATCACCTGCGCCTTGTCGTTTTCTTCCTCGTTGTAGAACACACCCCACGTGGTGCACGCCGAATAGTCGGCGCTGGTCTTGGCTTCAAACGCCGTATCCCATGACTGAATGATGTACTCGCACACTGGAGGTTCATCCAGTGGCCAGATGCGCCACGAGTTTCTGGACACAATTGCCGCGTTGTTTGAGACGGGGTTTTGCATGTACTGGGCGTTCCAGTACTGGGGGTCGATCGCCGCCTTCTTTTGCTTCAAGGCTTCAAGCGGCCACTGCTCGGGCCAGAGCGACTTCTCGTTTTCGGTGTCTTCGTTCAGGATGGCCGGGAGTTCCACCACCTCCCACGGGTCAGCGTCGGGGTTCTTGGTTTGGTAGTCCAGTAAGCGCCCAGTCAGGTCGAGTTTGCCCCAGCGCGTCATGATGATAATGATCGCACCGCCCGGCATCAGACGTTGCAAGGGACCCGTCTGGAACCAACTCCACGCCGTGTCAAACGCCAGTCGGCTGTTGGCCTTCACGTCTTGTTCAGAGTGGGGGTCATCAATCACAAAAAGGTCAGCACCCCGACCAGCAAGAGCGCCGCCCACGCCAGCGGCGTAGTACTGCCCTCCAGCGCCCGTTGACCATTTACCAGCCGCCTTTTGATCATCAGCAACCTGCGTGTTCGGGAAAAGTTCATGGTATTCCTCCGACTCAATAAGGTTTCGCACCCGGCGGCCAAAGTCCTCAGACAACCCAGCGGTGTGGGTGCCCATGATAATCTTCTTATTAGGGAAATTACCTAGAAAGAATGCTGGGAACAGGTAGGACGAGAACTCGGATTTACCCATGCGAGGCGCGATGTTGATGATCAGGCGCTTACATTCCCCGTTGATCACGCGTGTGAACAACTTGGCCAGTTTCCTGTGGTGGGGTCCAACCTTGAAGCCGGGGTAGACGTGCTTGGCAAACTCGATCATGTCGGTTCGCGCAACGTTTTTCTGCTTGTGCTCCTCGGCTTTGTCGATCAACTGCAACGCCTCCAACTTCTCCTCGGCCGTCATCCGGGAGAGATTTTGGAACAAGGCCTTGGCCTGTTCAGGCGTCAGCGGCGGGTTGGTCGTCATCGGTTTGCAAGGGTTTTAATTCCACATCTTCGATCGGCTGGACATCCTCGATGTCCATGAACTTGGCCAACTTCTCTTTGAGTTTTTTGTCGATCTCGTCTTCGGACAGGT